CGTCGCGAATCTCTACCACGACGCACAATGGACGCCCGCACCGAACCACCATCCTGAGTACCGCGATGTACGCGCTACTTACATCGCCACGTTGCAGTTTTGGGCCGCGCGCCTCAACGAGCAGATCGCTGGCTATTGGAGCCGCAAGCTGCCTAAGTAGGCTTCCAGGTCCAGCCGCAGCTACAGCAGCGCGGGTAACCCTCTGACGTGCGCTGCATGCCTCGCGGCGGGCTCGCACAGCCGGGGCACTGCTCAGGGAACGCCGGCAGGTCGGGACTATCAGGATCGTACATCTTCTGTATACTACATCGAAACTTGAGAGAGCGGAGGCGCCGTGAGCCGGAAGAGTGAGCAGGAGATGTACGAACAGCTCGTCGCGGTGCATCAGAGCTTCCGCGACAAGGCGGTCATGGAGATGACTGAGGACGGCGAGAAGCTCGTCTTCCGTGGCTCGACCGTCCAAGTGTTCGAGCTACACGGCCTGGCCGGCACGAGCTACGTTCGCGTTCGCGACCAGCTATTTCAGCTCGCGTGCATCGAGATCAAGGCACAGGGTAATCGACATATCCCGAGTATCTGGTATATCGGTGACGCGCCAACGCTAGAAGCATACCAGACGTTGCGCGCGAGCCGCAATACATCATTCCGCACATTGGCGAAACACAAAGATGGCGTGCTGCTCGCCGAACACGGCGCACGGATTCAGCAACTAGAATCGGCTCTCGCCGACATCGTCCGTAGACTCCCGCCGGAGGCCATTTGAATGCCCGACGATGACGAGCTATTTAAGGAACTGCGTACGCCCGCAGTCGAGGCATATGGCGCAATCCATGAGATGTTTCTCACGCTCGTGGCTTCTGGTTTTACCGAGGATCAGGCACTTAGGTATGTTGTGATCTGGAGTATCGAGGTCGGTAATAGGCCGGACCTATCAGGGGAGGAGTAATGGGGCCGATCCCGTTCCTGATTATCTATCTCGTCATTGGCGCGCTGATCGCGGCGTATTGCAGCTCGCGCTTTGACGGCATGACGCTCGCTGACTACGTCGTGGGCATCGGCATCATCATGCTCTGGCCGCTGTTCGTGTTCTTTATGGTCGGCGACTATATCGTTGTCACAGTCCTCAATAGGCTACGCATCTAGGATTGGCGGCAGGGAGCTGGTAAACTGTGCAGGTTGGTCGGGGCAGGATTGTAGCCAGGCATACCCTTGGGTGTTGCGTCTCCTCGGGATAACTGCGGTGAGGCCATAAGCCCCTGGCACGGTGTTCCTTCGTGGGCACCGTACGTAAGTCGCAACTCCCTGCCGTCAATATTTCACCCAGGTTAGGAGGACCATGAAGGATCGACGTAGTGTTGGAGTACCGCGCCAGCATACGGGCGCGACGGCCACTTGGGAAGAGGCCAGCAAGTGCTATTACTGCGACCGTGAGATGCAGACAACCGCGAAGCGTAGACCGCAGTTCAACCTAACGGCGACGGTCCACGTTCTTATCTGCATGTACGAAGATTGCCCGTACTTCGTGCGCACTGCGCGTGCAAACGACGGAGACGGCGACCGCTGGACGAAGATCGTTGAGCGGCTTGCCGATGGCACCATCCCGATCAGGCCAGAGGGCCGGCGAGGGCGCGAGTTCCAGAAGCTTCCACGTATGAGCCAAGAGGCGTATACGGCGCTCCTTGAACGCATTGAGGAAGAGGATCGCAAGCTCCGAGTTGACCGCCAACGCGGTAAGTTCGGTGGCCTGCTCGACTCCGAGACTGGTCGCGTCATTCCCGCAACGGAGGAATAAGCAATGGCTGAGAAGTTTGCTGTGGCAGTGTATAAGGACGCTACTAGCAGTTATGCCGCCCATATCAACGTCGAGGCCGATAATGCATTGGATGCGGTCGCGAAGGCCGAGGGAATGGATACGTCCGATCTGGACAAGCTCGTCGCTGAGCAGAACGCGCACGATCCCAACACAGTTAATGGCTACGTGGAGATCAATAATCAGACTATTTATGACTTTACGGTTGGCTAGGTAAACGTAACCGCCCTCGCTAAGCGTACCGACATGACCAAGTGAGCCAATGAGGACCAAGAGTACCGGGAAGCGTGAGTGTAACCACGGGAGTCAAGCGCGCCGCTGAATTAGAGTGAACCGCCGCTATTGTGAGTACCGTTGCTAGGGAGTGAATCGGAAGAAAGAGCGTACCGTCGCTGGGAAATGAACCGGAGGGTGCAAGAGTACCGCAAGGAAGAGTGAATCGACCAGGACAAGCGCACCGATATGCTAGAGTGAATCGGCAACGTTGAGAGAACCGGAGAGCAGGAGTGAATCGTCCACGAACGTGAGGACCGAACATCGAGAGTGATCCTATATGGAACTGAAAGAATTCCAAGATGAGGACATCACGCGGCTGGAGAAAACTCCAACCGCAGCGTTCTTTTGGGGCATAGGCACAGGGAAAACGCTGGCCGGCGTTGAGCGCGATAGGCGACTACGCCTCTTCGCTGAATGGTCTGGTGTCGGCGATGGGCCTACGCTTGTTATTGCGCCGCTAAGTGTCCACGAGCACTGGAAGCGACACTTCGAGCTGCATTACAGTTCGGCGCCCGACAGGCTAGAGGTCATTATGGTTGGCGATGACCGCGACCTGTTCCTTAAGGCATTGGGCGATGACTACTACGATGTTTATATTGTGAATTGGGACTTGCTACGGCTCCCGAAGATCAATAGCTCGCGCAAGTATTTCTCGACCGACCTGTACTATGCGCTGACGAGTCAGAAGTGGTTCCACGTTATTGCCGACGAAGCACACCGCGCAAAGAACCGTACTGCACAGCAGACGAAGGTGCTCAAGAAGATCAAGACCGAGTATAAGACTGCGCTGACGGGCACGCCGATTGCGAATAGGCCGCCCGATTTGTGGAGCATCCTGAATTGGCTCTATCCCAAAGACTTCAGCTCATACTGGCGCTGGTATGCGCGTTACAGCGAATCACATTTCGACTATCGTGGCACGACGAAGTACCACGTCTACGACGGACCAAAGAACACCGGAGAGCTGCAACAACGCATTGCACCATTCACTGTGCAGCGAGGCCGCGAAGTCCGCCCGCAGCTCCCACCGCGCCACGTCGAGCTGATGGTGGACCTCGACCCGAAACAGCGACGTGCGTACGAGACGATGCGCAAGCACATGGTAGCGTGGGTCGGCGAGCAGGAAGATACTCCGCTCGTCGCCAGCGCTGTCGTTGCAAAGCTGCAACGTCTGCAAATGCTCGCCATCGCACATGCCGATATCGACAGCGAAGGCAGCGTGACGATGATCGAGCCGAGCAGTAAGCTTGATGCCTTAATGGAACTTTTGGAGGATAACCCCAATGAGCAGTTCGTCGTTTTCTCTCAGTTCCGAGGAACAGTTAGCCTCCTTTCTAGCCGCCTTGAACGCCTTGGAATCAAATACGGACGGATTATTGGCGGACAGTCAGCGGATGAACGAAGTAGTGAAATCGACTCGTTTGCTGCTGGGGCCAGCCGAATCATCGTTGGCACTATCGCCGCGGGTGGCGAGGGGATTGATGGACTCCAGTGTGCGTCTGCTCTTGTATTTGTTGACCGGGATTGGAGTCCGGCTCGAAACGATCAAGCTATTGGTCGAATCGATAGATTGGGACAGTATGGATCAATCGTCGTCTACGATCTCATCGCCAGAGGGACAGTCGATCAGTATAAAGGACAACTTCTGAATAGGAAAGCCTCATGGATACGCCAAATGCTCAATCAATAGGAGACGATCATGGAGTATGAGATGCATTCAGTTGTGAATATCTTCCCTGAGATGTCCGAGGATGATTTCAAGGAGCTAGTTGAGGATATTCGCACTAATGGCCAGCTTGAAACAATCAAGATTCACGGCGATAAGATCATCGATGGGCGCCATCGGTATTTGGCTTGTAAGGAACTTGGCATCGAGCCAAAGGTCGAAGAGGTCGACCCGGACAGCCCGACCGATTACGTCCTTTCGGCCAATCTGTACCGCCGGCACTTAACGACCGGACAGCGCGCGATGGCTGGACTCGAAGCCGAACGTACGTTCGCTGACGAGGCGAAGAAGCGCCGTAAGCAGACCAAAATGGACAAAACAGGCTCGGTGGGGTCGGGTACCCGACCCGATCACCCAGCTCGAACGGTGGCTGCCAAAGCTGTTCGAGTTTCAGCGGACGCTATTGCGAAAGCTAAGGCACTCGCTAAGCGGGCGCCCGATCTTGCCGATGCCGTACGAATCGGTAAGCTTGATCTCACGCCTGCGTACAATGCGCTACTAGCGCGGGAGCGTGCGGTAAGGCTCGAACAGGAGAAAGCAGCACGCGCAGCAAAAGCCAAGAAGGCCGAGGACGAGCTTGCTGCTGCGGGTTTCCGGCGCGATAGCGACCCTGAATTCTTAAAGGCGCAGCATCAGAAGCGACAGTTAGCGTTGGCATTGGAAATTAGGAAGGGCCTTAGCGCATTGCTTGTGAAGATTAGTGGCCTAGCCGAAGGTGCTGCTGAGCTAGAAGTTTCTGAGGCAGAGCATGAATTATTCACATCGCGCATCGCACAGGCACAGGCGCGGCTTGGCCTGCTTAAAGAGATCATCGACGGCTCGCGCGGCTTCGATGATGAGGTGCGTGCTCTCTTGGAGAGCTAAGGCATAGTACCAAGCTACGCCGAGCTGTACTGAACACCACGGGATACTCCGGCAAACTTCGGCATACTCGGGAAAGTCGTACTTGACATTGGCGATATGATCCTCATAGGTACTGTCGTAATGAAGGGCGGCCAGCAATGCCTATCAAGAAGTCACTCACGGTCAATGCACGGGGAAACGCGCGAGAACTCGCAGCGTTTTTAAAGAATAACCAAGGCGCATCGCTCGATGAGACTGCAATAGGGCTACGATGGACGAAATCGCAAGTCCGCACGACGCTGAATGACGCACGCGATTGCGGTTGGGCAATCCGGTGCAGACATAAGCAGCGTGAGAATACATATTGGTTGCTAACAAGAGACGAAGAAATCGTTGAATTCTTTGACGAATGGCTTGCAAGGGTATCAACGTCGGTGGCCCGAGTCTTTTTAATTGGTAGGCGCCGTAGCAACCCATCATTAGAGCTGCAAGCAGCAAATTCGTTGATGCTAGGTTATATCACATTAGTCCGTCAATCTGCATTAGACAGAGCCAAAGATAATCTCGCCGCGCTCGACTGATGCCAGTCCAAGGGCGTAGCACGACGAGCTTGGCCGTCGAGCTGATGAACCAATCGTGCATGCAATGTCAAGCTCAATGGATGCATCATGCCATTGGCGAAGTTAAGTACGATAGCAACGGTGGCACGTTCCGGCTCATCTGCTTGAAGTTCGCGCCAAGCTACACCATCGAACGGACGCGCGCAATCGCGCCACAACCACCAGCAGCGCTCGACGCGCCAACCCTTCAACTCTTACGCCCGTACCAGAAAATGATCGAACCGAGGAGAACTCATGCCCGATGAGCAAGAGCCGCAGAAGATCACGATTCCGCCTGGCACGGAAGGGCCAGAAATTCCGCTTGAGGTGCAGCTCGCTGCACTCCAGGCTAGCATGGGGATCATGGCGGCATCGCACGCGCGGGCACTTGGTTCCGTGATGCAGGAGCTTAGCGCAGAGCGCGAAGAGCGCGACCACTATCGCCAGCTATGGGCGGAGGCCGCTGACAAGCTTGAGCGTATCGAGGACAGCAAGATCAAGCCACTCGTGATCCTCGAACTCGAAGATAACGAGGTCGCTAACTGGGTCCGTGATTCGCCGTCCCTCTATATCGAGATTGATTACGGCAAAGAGCGCGCTGATGCGCGGTTCGTTGCCATCTTACGACCAGGAGCAATCGACGATGGCTGACTTGTCCGGCTCTGCGAGTCCTTGACGCCCTGAGCTGGGCATGAGATGATCCTCCCCCGGACGGAAGGCAAGGGCCGATCAGTACAAACTTTCCCTTCGGCCCGGGAAGCGAGCCTAGCTCCTGCGGTCCTTGCCTACCTCCATAGAAGCGTCCCTTCCACATGCGTAGGAGACGGAGATGGAAAATAAGCCAGATAAACTCATTATTAGAACTAGTGATAGGCAATTATTCAAGCGCTGTCGTTTACAGTGGCACTTTTCTAGCAAAATACGTTTGGATTATGAGCCTCTTAGGGCTAAGCTATACTTCGATTTCGGCACCGCATGGCACGCCGCGCTCGCGCAATGGTATGAGCCATCAACGTGGGCAGCGGCTTCCATCGAGCATCGCACGGTATGGGCGCAGCAAGCGTTCGATTTCTCGCTGAACAATCAGCTCCAGCTCTATCGTGATCGCGGTATTGACGATATGGAGATGGAACGCGAGTTCGAGGAAGCGATGACGCTCGGCCCCGCGATGTTCGACAACTATATCCCATATAGCCTAGAGCATGACGACTTCACACCGATCCGCGTCGAGCAGGAGTTCGAGGTCCAAATAGGCTGGTACGTCGACTCGATTGTGATGTACCTCGGCCCGCATCTTGATGCTTGGTATGAAAATCTCCTGCCCGAGCCTCAAGCACAGGCAATTCCCATTGTGTATCAGGGTCGCGTGGACGCGCTCGTGCAGGATTTGCTTGGGAACTATTGGATAGCAGAATGGAAAAGCGCAGAGAAGGCGCCGCCTGAATCGAACCGCTGGCTCGCAATGGATGCTCAAGTGGGGTCGTACGCTTGGGCAATTCAAAAGATGCTCGGTATCCCAATCAAGGGCGTGATCCATCGCACGACGCTCAAGCGGGCACCAGAACCTCCAAAGCTGCTAAAGAACAACCAGCTCTCCATTGATAGGCGCCAGTACACAAGCGCCACGCTTTTCGCGCAGTCGGTCAAGCAGTGGGAGGAAATGTTCGGTATTCCAGCGCTCGATAAGTATAACGAGTATCTGGAGTTTCTCGCTTCGCCTGATGCTCCGAAATTCATTTACAATGAACAGGTCACGCGCAACCCGAACCAGATCGCGAACATCGGCAAGTGGATCGCTGCTGAGGCGCAGGAAATGCTCAGCGATCCCGATATCTATCCGAGCCCGAGCAGCATCAACTGCAACTCATGCGCCTTCTATGGGCCGAGTCTCGCATGGCAGGAGGGAAGCGATTGGCAGTTCATTCTTGATAGCCAGTTCGTGAAGCGCAGCGAAACCATTGAGCAGCAGAGTACCGCCGTACTGGAGTGAACCCTCATCAGCGAGAGTACCGCCGCACGGAAGTGAACCGGCCAGGAAGCAGAGTACCGCTGTATGTGAGTGAATCTTGGAGATCGAGAGCGCCGAATGCATCGAGTGAACCACCGCAAGTAAGTGTGCCGAGCCGTCCGAGTGAAACCGCCCTTGAGGAGCGTACCGATGTACGGGAGTGATCGCCATTAGTGATGTGTTAACGACCGAAACAATCGGCGGATTGGAGATCGTCCGTGCCGGTACTGCCCCACAGGGGCGAAAGTTAAATACCCTGATCTACGGGCCGCCCGGGGTTGGGAAGACCGTCCTAGCTGCTTCTGCTGATGAGGTTCCGGCGATGCGCAAGGTGCTCTTCCTCGACATTGAGGGCGGTACGCTCTCGATCGAACATCGCTTCCCGAAAGTCGAGATCGCACGGATTAAATCCTGGGGCCAGATTCAGGACGTGTATAACGACCTGTTCAACCAGGATGGCGCCGGCTACGGTACCGCGGTCATTGACTCATCCACCGAGAGCCAGAAGTATTCGATGGATGCAGTCATGGATACTGCGTATCGCCGCGATCAGTCGCTCGACCGCGATATCCCGATGCAGCGCCATTGGGGCGTTAGCATCGAGCATATGCGGCGCATGATCCGCGCATTCCGTGACCTGCCGATGCATACAATCATCACCGCACTGTCAAAGGAGGAAACGGACAACCTCAGTCGGCGGCGTATTCAGCCATCGATGCCCGGTAAGTTGGCAAGTGAGATCGCCGGCTTTATGGACATCGTACTGTATATGTACATGAAGGAGGATGAGGAAGAGCCGGGGAAAATCAACCGCGTGATCGCGACGAAAGCGGGAGAGCTGTATACTGCAAAAGATCGCTCTGACCGCCTGCCCGCATACATGGTAAACCCGACCATGAAGCAAATCTACGACCTCGTGATCGCGAGCCCGACAGCAAAGGACAATAGCAAATGAGTGAAGCAGGTATCCACGTTTCATTCGCCGACGATGACTTCGATACTGCTGGCGAGACATTCAGCATCCCGGGTGCCACGTACCCCGCGCTCGTTACAAAGGCCGAAGTCGTCCAGATCAAGAGCGGCGCCAACGCCGGCCAGGACCAGCTCAAGGTCGAATTCGTGATCGACGCCGAGGGCCTCGAATTCACTGAGACGGTTCGCGGCGCGGATGGCAAGCCCAAGAAGATCACGCTGCGCCCGCACGAGCGGCATCTGTTCCGCAATTTCAACTGGCTCACCGACCGTGGCCGCGAGTATTTCCTGGCGTTCCTGAAGGCAACGAAGGCAATCCCGCGCAAGGAGCTGGAGGAGTACGGTTTCGTCCCCGCACGCGGCCACGTCGAGAAGCTCAACGAGAGCCGCGTTGCCATCGCCGTGACGCGCAAGCCCGAGCCGAATGAGGAGTACGCGCTCGCGGACGGCAACCGCAACGACGTTGCTCGCGTGTTCGCCATCGACAGCGAGCAGGGCAAGAAGGCACTCGCCGCCGTGCGTGCCAAGGTCGGCAAGGACTCCCTCGCGCCATGACGCTCAGAGACACTATCCAACAGGAAACCGAATTTCAGCGGCGTAAGGTTGCCGGACTTGAACGCTACATCGCACAGCATGATCTAGAGATCAAGCGTGGCAAAGAGATGGCGCTCTATCTTGAGGAGACGAAGCGCGAGTTTGCAACGAAGCTCAAGACGGAACGGACCTATCTTGAGTGGCTTGAACAGGATGCGCCAGTTGGCGACCAGCCTGACGAAGCCATTGAGCCAACAGAGTAAGGATTGACATGGCATTTCTTACTAGGGAAGACAAGAACGAACTCATGCAGCAGATCGCTGGCATGCGCGGCGATATCAAGGGCCTACGCGCTGAGCGTGAGGCCGTTCGCGAAGAACTAGACCTTGCTGACGAGATCGTTGAACTCAAGCGCAAGATCGAGGATCTCAAGATCAGCGAGGATCGTCTCACCGAGAAGCACAAGCGCGAGCGCCGCGAAGTCGAGCACGACGTTGGCCTCCTGCGCAAGCGGCAGGAATTCGAGGTCGAGTCCGCTACACGCGAAACTGAGCTGACTGTTCGTGAGGAAAATCTTGCCGCTGACAAGGAACGCTTCAAGGGCGAGATGGACTTCCAACGTACAGAACTCAGCAAGCAGATCGATTACCTCAAGGACCTGATGGAGAAGGTCATGGAGCGGCTCCCGAGCGCGAGCATGACGCTACGGGGCACGCTCGCCGATGTCGGTGCCGGCAGTGGGCGAGACAATGGCAATCACGAATAACACCAGCATGAGTACTGGCTACAATAGCAATACAATCACTTGGAACACGACCGTTGCCAGTGCCAATACAGGGCCGGTTACGATGGTGCTGACGCCGCAATCGCCAACACCGCCCACGCCGAAGACCGACTTGGAGTGGCTCCGCGAGCAGGTTGATGAAGTCTGCCAGCTCGCCCGAGTGTAGGGAGGATCAATGTTCACGCTAATCGGTACGGCACGTTGCTCAGAGGCTACGCCGCAATGTACCGATGTTCATCGCAATGAGCAGGGCGACATCATGCTATCGAACGGTGATGGTCAGCTCATCCAAATCCCGGCTGGAGAATGGACTGCGGTTCTCGAACTCCTAAGCCGGTGACAATGTGACTAGCTGGCCGAGGTGGCGGTTCTCGGTACCGAGGCAGTGGATGAGGGGTTGGGATTCAGTTCGTCCCGCCGTGTAGGCTGGCTAGTCACATTATATAAGTCGGTGATGGGGCCATCCGAGGTCGGATGGCCCCATTACGATCCCGGTTCAACCAGGTCACAATGCCCGAAAACCCTATGGGGGTAGGGCCGTACAGGAGGCATGTTGAGTGACCAGCCAATTGACGACATCCCAACTGAGGCGTTACCGGAGGAAGAGCGCCATCATCTACAACGCATAACGACGTTCGAGTATCTTTTTGGCGATGCGGAAGGACTTCTCTGTGTCGCAGCAAAACGCGGCGACAGTTTCAAAGAAGAGTTTTTCAAGTACCCGCAAGGGCTTGAAGATGCCATGCGGCAGGCACAGCAATGGATGCTTGGCAGCTACAACACATACTTTTGCGTAAACCTGCTGATAGCCCCACGTCGCGTCAAAGAAAACGTTGCACGTTGCACACATGCCTGGGCCGACCTCGATGCCTGCGTACCAAGCGATTTACATGTACCACCTTCAGTTACACTCGAAACATCTCCGGGCCGTTTTCAAGCATTTTGGAAGTTCGATGAGTCGCAAGATATCGTTGAAACCGAACTTCTCTGCAAGCGCATCGCCTATGCGCATAAAGATGAAGGTGCAGATACAAGCGGCTGGGATATGGTACAGCTCCTCCGTATCCCGCTGACGCCGAATTTCAAATACGACGATGCGCCAGAGGGCAAACTCGGCGTCAAGCAGCTCGTCTACCGGCCGGAGGACTTTGCCGAGCACTACCCAAAGCTCGAAACTGAATACTACGAGTTCCGTAAGATTGGGAATCTCCCCAGCGAGAGCGCCGACGAGCTGCTTGCGAAGTATCGTGGCTCCCTCGCCGATGTAGTTTGGACATTATTTGCACACCCGCCGGAAGAGGATTGGTCAACCGTACTTTGGCATCTTGAGGTCAATCTCGCCGAAGCTGGGATGTCCCCCGAAGAAACTTTCGTTGTCGCGGAGTCGGCGAAGTGTAACAAGTATGCGCGTGATGGGCGTACCAGTGGGGCTCTCTGGAAAGACGTGCAAAAGGCGCACGCATGGGCCGCCAACGAGCGAGATGTTCACGGAATCCGGCAACAGAAGTTCGCTGATCTCATCCGCGACGACGAGCAGTTTGGCATTCAGCCAGGATTTGTTGAAGAATATATCAAATGGGCAACCAAGCGAACCGATGCTGCGCCTGTCTATCACGAAGCTTCAGCATTCCTCATCTTGTCTGCGCTGCTCTCTAGATCGGTGCGCCTGCCAACGAGCTTCAACCCGAACGGGGTTACGCCGAACCTCTGGTTTATGATCCTCGGCGATACAACGCTCACGCGCAAGAGCACTGCAATGGATATGGGCGTCGATATCCTTATGGATGTGGCGCCTGAGATGCTCACTGCCACCGATGCGACACTAGAGGGCATGTTCACCAGTGTTGCAGCTCGTGCTGGTGAGCCGGCTGTCTTCGTACGCGACGAGTTCAGCGGAATGCTTGAAGGCATTCAGCGTAAGGATTACTACGCCGGCATGGCTGAGATGTTGACGAAGCTCTACGACGGCCGCACTGTGAAACGTCAGCTTGCTCGTTCACTCATCGAAGTTCACAATCCAGTTTTCATTATGTTCTGCGGTGGGATTCGACAGCGTATTCTTGAGCTGATGACACACGACTATATCTCCTCCGGTTTCGCACCGAGGTTCATCTTCTTCTCTGCGGAAACCGATCTCGACCGCTATCAGCCACTCGGCCCCCCTGTGGGGACTTCAGACCACGAGCGCGGCGCATTGGTCGATGCCGCTAGGGAATTATTCAAGCGCTATGACGCAACAATAGAGATCAATGGTATTCCAACACGCGCTACGTATCGGGCCGAGCTAACACCAGAAGCGTGGCAGCGGTATCACAAGCTCGAAAAGGAGATGCTCAAGGATGGCATGGAATCTACCGCGCCACACCTCTTCACGCCGATCCTGCAACGATTGAGCATCAGTATCCTCAAG